GGTTAGCTGCAACCAAGCTCTTTTTGTACGCAGCAGCAATCTCGTCACTCCAAACTTCTGGAATAAACGTTGCTGCTGTGGTACTCGTTACGTGATCTGTTCCTAATGCCATTTTAAAATTCTCCTATGATAATTAAATTAAATTTACTTTACCCTGCCTTCAGAGTACGCAGCCATAATCTCAGGTTGCAGTGCCTCATAACGGTCAGGATCTGTCATACGTAGCCGGATAAGGTCGGCACGACGATATACTTTCTTAGAAGACTCTCCAGTTCCTCCAACATCGACACCAGCTGCTTTAAGGTTCTGTTTGCGGACAGCGTTACCTGCATCAGTAGTTTGTTGTGTCTTAGATGTACGAATCTGTTTGAATGTAGTAATCAGTTCATCAGCTGCATTAAAATCATAGTTAGCATCTGCCATTGCGTAGATATTGAGCCTCATTGGAGAAGCTTTAACCCACTCAATAAACTCACCATCACGTACAACATCTGCAAAGTCAGGATGCTTCTTGTTGAGCATTGCTTGTGTCTGAATTTGCTTTAACTGCTGTGATGCCTGTTTAGCGGCAATTACATCTGGATGATTCGCTACAGCACGATTAACGTGACTCTGCGGATCTTCAAAGAAATCAATCTCTTGTGAGGCGTTACTTACCTCATTTGGTTGCACTTGTTGTTGATTCTTTTGAGCTATGCTTTGTTTGATGAGATCATCAGCTAACCGTCTAACTTCTCCAACTTCCTGTGCTTGCCTACCGATTAGCTTTTCAGCCTCTTGGTGCATACGAACAATATCTTCAAGATTCTTCCCCTTGTACTTCTCAGGGATCTCTGGAGCTTGCTCTGAAGGTTGTTGAGTTTGTTGTACGCTTGTCGAAGACTGTTGTTTAAAGTCTTCAGCTTCTATCTCACTAACGTTACCTAGTTCCTCATTACTATCAATTAAAGCCATACCTAACCTTTCCCTGTCCACGTATGGATTACAGGATAATTTCAAAATAAAATTGGGTTGCCTGAATAGCTATTCAGATCCTCTCTTTTGTTCCTGCTTGAGCCTGTCAGCTCTCACAGATGCCCACTTAGCTGTTGCACCGGGGAAGTCACCAGATATGGCATCTAACCCAATGGTAGGAGCTGAAATGAGCCTGATAGCGTCCTTACTACATACTTTGCATTTTGCAGTGGTATGATCGCTATCTACCAGCGATTCAGTTGTGTGGTTGTTGGGACATAAGAAGTCATACAAATGTTTACTCATCTTGTAAGTCCTCAAATACCTTCTCACACACAGCCTTACGCCCTAAAACTAATTCAATAATATCTAACTGTCCTTTACGATAATGTAGTGTTTGTGTATCGTTGACAGTAGAAATATCGTTTAAACTAGCCTTAATCTCTTCAAAGTCTTCAATTAAGAAGTCCCAACCCTTAGTACTCATTGTGCTAAAGGTTTCTTCGTAATACTTTTGTAGGTCTTTATCCATTTAAGGAGAACCTTTCTGTAGTTTATTTAACAATATTAGTATTTTAGCATAAAAACACTTGACTTGCACTAGTAACCTGTGTTACAATCTTCTTTTATTTAAGTTAAAAGGATTACTATGACTTTTAAGTATAAAACTACAACTCAAGAACGTGAAAACATGCTTTTATGGCTTAAAGAAGGTGTTTCTTACACTGAAATCTCTAAGCGTTTAGAAGGTAAATTAACTAAACAACGCATCAAACAAATAGCTTTAAAGCATAATATTGATGCTTTTAAGATACAACAAACACGTAAAAACAAAGAATACACTGACAAGATGTTTGCTAAAAATGGATCTAAGTGGAATGATCCTGAGTTTACCAAGTCTTTAATATTTCAATCTATGAAAGAGAAGTTTCGCAACAAGAAAGGTAACAAATATGGGTGGGAATGGACTATTGAGTTTGGAGATCTTGAGTTTCCATCACATTGTCCTGTATTGGGTCTTGAACTTGACTACTTTACAGAAGGTAAGGGACGTTTAGAGAACTCAGTATCCTTTGACCGTGTAGATCCTACTAAAGGTTACATTAAAGGCAACGTTATTGTGATGTCTTGGAGAGCCAATCGTATTAAAAACGATGGAACTGCCCAAGAACATCAACAAATTGCTACTTTTATGCTTTCCTACTAGACTTATTCATCATCTGAAGACTTGCAATACGCTCATTGGAGGCAATATCAGCAGCTTTCAGGTTAACTTGCTTCTCTTTTAGCATCATGTCAGCAAGTTTTAGACGTTTCTCAAAGTCATCACCCCTATCTAGGTTAGTAGATGCAGCTTGAACTAGCTTTACACGCTGCTCTTCAGGGATCATCTGAGCTTCAATCATGGTCTTCTGAGCCTCAGCTGACTGTTTCTGAGCTTTAGACTGTAAATCAGCCACCTGAGCCTGTGCTAGTTGCATTGCAGCTTGTTGTTGTGCTTGTTGAGCCTCAGCAGCCTGTGGGTTAGGTTGAGACATCTCATCCAAAGCCTTCATCAGTTCACCACGGTTAGACAATGAACTGTTCTGCAAGATACCTTTAAGGATCAATGGCAACACTGGCGTATTGGGGCCAAGTGTCTGTAACAAACCAATCATCTGTTGTTGTTCAAACTCTCTAGCCAAGATACCCAAAGTAGCTGTTGGGATAAAGGTCATGTCAACTGAAGGATAACGTTCACTGTCAAACTGCATATATCTGAAGGCAGCTTTGTTAATGAATGGGATCATGAAGTCTTCTTGGAAGTTACTCAAGGTACGTTTGTACTTCTTGATGATGCCAGCCATAGCCATTGACATACCACCAGCACCTGCGTCACGAGGAACATTAGAGGGCATACCTGCGCTGTCAACTGTACCTGTAGCTTGTAGGAGCATACGCTCAAAGTTCTGCGCTGCTGCAGTTGCGTTACCATCAGTCTGACCGAACTTGAAGGGATACAAGATCTCAGAAGGTGAACCATTGGTCAAGATAGCTTTACCGGGCTTAATCTCAAACTTAGCACCACGTGGAAGCCTTGTAGCATCCATAGCAATCATAGGAGCTGTAGTCAGTGCCAAGGAATCCATGTGAGCACGAAGCTGACCATCAATAGCCTTCTGCATATTGTAGGCTTTCTCAGCTGTACCTCGACCCCAGAACCTACCGGGGACTGTATCATCTTGGTAGGCAATAACGGGTCTATCCTTCATCATGTAAGGATTAGCTTCAGCCTTAAGCAAGATAGAGTCATTGGCAATCACAATGATAGCTTCTACCAAGTTGGAGTGTTCATCAGCTGATGTACCTTCGGAGAACAACTCTTCATATTCTTGTTCCTCTTCATCACCTTCAGTCAGATACTCACGAGGAACTAAACCATAATATGTGATTAACTTAACCTTATCATCTTGATAGGTCTTCAAGTCTTGAGTGACTTCTAAGTCTTCATCCTCTGAGGCTGTGGTGATGTCTACCTTCTTGTAAATGCCACTCTCAATACCTTCAACAATCTTGTGAATGGATACATACTTCTCGATAGCAACGCCCAGAGCATCGTCAACGGAATCAGCATTAGGATCAATAAGGAAGTTCTTAGGGTTAACTGGTTTGATCTTAACGGCAATACGATCCTTCTCTTGAACTCCAATGGCAGCTGCATTAGCAATGCCGGGAATAGCTTGAGTAGCTGGGACGTATTGCTTCTCAGTCTTAACAATGATTTCACCAATACCTGTACCATATATTTCAGCCATCAACTCAATCTGGTCAATAGCTTTCTTAATCTTGTCTCTCTTAAAATCTTCATGTAGTTGAACCTTAATTTGTTCAACATCTAAAGGATTACCATCTACATCTAAGACATCATCTTGAATGTCAAAGAATTCACCTTGACCGAAGATAGCTTCCATGATCTCAGCGTGACGAGTCTCAATGGCTTGCTGAGTAGCTGGTGAGATGATACGTGAACGCTCTGACTCACGAGTCTTGTCCTCAGCAGCCCAGATACCTCGGAAGACTCGCTCATACTCTTGCCACAAGTCCATGTAGTTAGCATCTCTGTGGTCACGCCAGCGAGTAATGTGCTGAGTAACCCATGAGGTGAGTTCCTTTTCAGCCTCTGTAGGTTGTTCAAACTGACTACTCTTCTCGTCATCGAACTGATCGTTAGTTAGAGCCATAATGATTGTTTCCTTTTTAATAGCCACTAATAATATCTAAGACTTCGTAGTCATCATCTTCGTAGTCTGTGTTGTAACTTGTGATAGCTAACTGGTCAATGTAACTTAAAGCATCTACCAAGTCATCATGTACACCCGCTGTGGGGAACATGATTAGTTGATCTCTGAACTCACTCCAGTCTTCTTTCTCATTGAAGGATACCCTTCCATGTTCCATACGACCTTGTAAGCTCCAGACAACCCTATCAGTCTTCTTCTTGTTACCGTGAGTTAAATCCTGTATGTGAGCATAGATGTTATTCTTTCTCATCAAGTCATTCAGGTAGGGCAGTACTGCATTCTTTAGAGCACCTCTCTCAATACCTACCGATGTTGGCTGGAAGTCTCTAATCACCTTTAAGATGTTAACTGCAGTCTCTCTGATGTCCCACCTACCATGCTGTATCTTATGAACCCACCAATCACCATTGTCCTCTAACTTAACTACTGCAATGGCTGTCTCATCTAATCTCTTCTTAGATGCACCTGCATTCTTACCAACCTCTTCAAAACCTGCTAAGTCAATGGCTACAATGTATGTACCGTAGCTAGGTTCCTCAGCAGTCTTGAACCATTCCTCTTTGAAGACATCTGCACCTGCAGTATCAAAGCTAGACAGGTATTCCTGCTTGAATGCAAAGGAACTCAGTGTTCTCTTAGCAGCCTCAATCTCCTTAGGATCAATAGTCTCATTGTCCTGAGTGGTGAAGTGCCATGACTTCCACTCCTCATCTTGTTCATCTTGTCCTAGATTAAAAGTATCATAGAACCAGTTACGACCTGATGGTGTTGAGATGAATAAAGCTCTACCCTTCTTGTCTGACAGTGAAGCCCTGATAATCTTCTGCCATACATCTTCTTTAACGAAAGCACACTCATCTAAAACTACGTAAATTAAGGAAACACCCCGCAGAGAATCGGGATTGTCAGCACCTCTAACTAGGATCTTACGACCATTAATTAGAGTAATCTCTAAGTTATTCACATGGCTAGACTTAATCACTGGTCTACCTAGATCATGCAGTAAGTCCCACATAATCGTTCTAGCTTGTCCCAAGGTGGGTGCTATGTACATCACAGCTGAACCATCGGGACAGTTTAATCCTTCAATCAATAAAGATACGGCTGATAGCCTTGACTTACCACAACGCCTACCTGCAGCTACAACTTTAAAGCGAGTAGTATCTTTAAAGACACTCTGCTGCCACTTAAGCAGTTGGAAGTTTAACTCAGACATCTATAACCTCATCGTCACTGGTAGACATTATTGTTGGAGATGTAAGACCTGTAATGTTGATAGACACTGTTGGTGTATTGTTACCAGCCTTCTGTGCCTCAAAGACACTGACAGGGACAATCCTATCAACAATTAACTTCCACGCTGCTGCTTGATTCTTATGTTCATCATTCAATGCTGCATCATAAATAGCTTCTAGAACCTTAGCACTCTTAGGTGAGTTAAGCATTCTAAGCTTATATTCATTGATGATGGCTGCATCACCTTTAGGTCTACCTACACTACGGTTCTCAGTTATGGACTTAAGTTCCTTAGTTGAGGTACGACCTCTCTTATTACCTGTTGGTCTTGTCATCTCGTCTTTGTCCTCTATTGGGAGACTTTTAAGTATAGTACTATAGAGTACTAAGACATTATATTTAAGTTATTTAAGACATAACATTATAAGTAATTAATATTAATTATCTTAGTAAGTTATTACATTTAAGTTAAGACAAACTTAAATTATACTTATAATATTTTATTTAAGTGTGTTTAACTACTATGTTCCCCTACTAGGGTGTACGCCTTCGGCTATACAGTTCAGACTACTTAGTCTTAACTTAGAAGTGGGGTCAGGCTTCTTAGTAAACTCAATTATATCCTATGAAGAATATTGTATCACACTTATGTCTTGACTTACCATGTTATGTCTAACTCTTTTACATATATTTTACTATTCATGTGATTGTAGTCACACTTATGTTCACTTTAAAGTTCCCCTTTCCATGGGTGTCTGGTTTGTACTTTGAAGTAATACTTTTCTTATATTTATCATACAGTTAACTCTGGTGTCTATGCCGGTCTATATTTACTTTTTTGTGAACTTCCATACTCTTTTTTGTGAACTTCAGAGGCTCCTACAACAAATTACATAGTTACGACGACCCTCCCCCCCCTATGAAGTTCAGCGTAGCGTAAGTTAGTGCTTACTTTGTAGTGTCTCTGAAGTTAGTTAGTGCTTACTCTAAACTCATATGTACACTTACGATCTATGGTGTCGGAATATTGACAGTGTAGTGTCGTAAAACCGACAGTGTGCAGGGCTATGTAGGAGCCTCTGAAGTACCTCTGAAGCATACTAGGGTTAACCCTTATAGCGGCAATATTTGCCTATGAAGCGGCAAAATTTACCATAGCACCGGCAATATTTGCCGTTAAAGTAACAGTTTTGAATATAGAAGTATTACAAAAAAGCTGGCATAGTAGTTGCATGATAGAAAGCATCCTAACCAACCAACTAAGGAACTACCATGACAAACACCATTCAATTAGAAGTGACAGAACAAGAGTTAGTCTCCATTCTCTATGCCTTGCAAGATCGTTCTAATGCGGTTCTTGAGCGCATACGTGCTAATAACCTCCATTCAAGTCTTAAGGAAAGTAAGAGAGTAGATATAAATATAATATTAGAAAGACAATTCAAAGAAACTACTAATGCACTCGCTCAAGTAGAAAAGACAATTGAAGCCTCTTACAGTTACAGCTAAGGAACCAACATGAAAGAACAACTCATTCACATCACATATAAAGATCAATACGGCATTCATTCGTATTCATTGGAGGGCTTTGTAGACGGGGATTATGTGGGCTTTGCCAGTGCCTCTAAAGATAGAGTGCAACATGAACTGGCATGGTACACTGACAACTTCGACGGTTTACCAGTATCATTCACCACAATCACAGAGGAACTAAAATGATGAATAAATTAATAGACGTATGCTTTGCAGTCCTTATCGGTCTAATGTTAGCCTGTGGTGCTCTAGCGTATTTTGACGTGCTTTATCAGTGAGTCGCATCAGTGACAGTTTACCATGATGAAGTGTGACAGACTTCATTGTAGTGCACTCTTGCACGCTATAGGCTATGGCCTACCTTTTAAGGAAAACAAGATATGATAAAAATTTCAGTTACATCAAAGCTTGATGGGATCCGTTCATGGTCACTGCAGGCCCTTGATACCTGTCCGGGTTCTTTAGCGTCTCCCGGTGTTTTGGTCGATGCCTGTAAGGGCTGTTATGCCACTACAGGTAATTACAATTACCCTAATGTCAAAGCTCCGAGGTTATCTAATCGGGAGGACTGGCAACGATTAGACTGGGTGTCTGATATGGTTAAAGCTTTAGACTCTGACAGGTATTTCCGATGGTTTGATTCAGGTGATATGTACACTTTGGGGCTTGCTGAGAAAATGCTTGAGGTCATGAGACAGACACCATGGGTGAAACACTGGCTCCCGACACGTATGCACAAATTCCCCAAGTTCGCTATGGTGCTTGCTGAAATGCAAAGCTTACCTAATGTGATGGTTAGATTTTCCAGTGACAGTGTACAGGGTGAATTTATTGATGGCCTGCATGGTTCTGTTATCGTGCCCGATGCTGACATTCTGCCCGATGGTGTCACACTGTGCAAAGCATATCAGAATGCAGGTAAGTGTTCGGGCTGTCGTGCCTGCTACTCTAAAGATGTTGCAGTGATTGCATATCCTGCTCATGGTGTCAAAATGGCTAAAGTTATCAGAATTCTAAAATCAGCATAAGTGTCAAAGACACGTAAAAGGAACAAATAAAATGTTAAACACTATTGAAAAAACCACAGTTCGACCATTGTATGTGATTGCGAGGGATATCTATCAAGCATGGCCTAAGGTCAATTATGCGGCTAAACCATATTTAGAAGCGATGACAGAGTTAACGTCAATTGATGACAAATACGGGTATGACAATGCACGTTCAATTGTCTTATATTTTCTCTCTAATGCTTCAAGCTTTAGGGGCGATGAGGCCAAAGCTTTAAAACTTGAATTGAAGTCTATAGCAGGGATTAAATAAAATGAACGACTATAAAAGCAAAACCAAAGAACAGTTGCGCTATATCATCGATGATGCTACTCTAGCGGCACAGGCCATGCAGTCAATGCAAAACACTGTCGCTGAGGGTAAGTACAGGGATCAGGTGAACGATGCCTGCTCAGAACTTTATAGACGGTCAATTAAACTATTGAAAGGTAAGAGAAAATGAAACACGACAGTAAACGCAGGTTCACACCCTTTGCCTTTGGGTGTTCATACTTTCAAGCTAACCCTTGGCTAAGGCAAAACCATTACACAGTGCAGGAAATAGCCACTACATTCTACACACCCAAGTCTAAGGCATGGGGTTATTTTATCGAAGGTTTTACTAAAGAATTGGAGCTTTACAATGCTAAAACACTTTAACGTCGAAGTATATAAGCACAAGCTAGAATTGATTGTCGATTTAGAACGCAGTCATTGGTACGTCTTGTTTCCTAAATACGGTCAGTATGCCAGCGGTGACATTGGACATGGGAGCTTTGAGAGGAACCATAATAAACTCTGTATTGGAACAAGGGATTATGAATTAGTTTTTGATTGTGACGATGACGGGAAACGATGGGAAAGTGTTTCTATATTTGACGTTAAAAAACAGGCTTATTTGTCTACATCTTGGGAGTTTTAACTATGTATAGAATTTATGTAAACGATGATGCTTTAGGCATTGTACACACTGACTCAGGGCACGTTATGACTAAAAGTTATAAAACCCTGAATGATGCGGTCAATGAAATGACCTATAGATTAACCATTGCCTTTAGAGCAAACAAAGAACAGAAAACCATGTTAACTTTTAAGATTGTAAAGGATAGATAATTATGACTAATAAAAAGCATTGTGAGGTGTGGCTGGGTAATATGTCACATGGTAATTTTTATGTTGCTAGATATGGCGACAGTGAACCAATGGTGATTGTGCATAGCATCGATGAAAAACTAATTATGGATCCTGATGATGTCGATGAATACATGGTTTCTCAGGGCTTTGACAGTTATCTGATACCCTCTGAGTTTAAGGGCAGCATTGTATTTTCAACGGATTTTATGAAAGGTTTAACTGCAGAATGAATACTAAACTACTAAAGCACACACGTGAACTATTCAAGTCTTACGATGTCCCTGAGCACGTAAGGCGAAGCTATCAATTAAAGTGGGTGAGATCAATTAGAAACCTAGGTGACAAATGGCTATTCGCTAAACCTATAACACGTAAGGAAAACACACAATGACAACCGACACAATAACCTTTCACTTTATAGGTGAATTAGAGGACTCAGGTGCTATTGTAGACGTTCAATGTCAGATAGATGAAGATGGTGATTGTAGAAGCTTAGACTTTGTTATGTACAAGGGAATTGATGTCTTAGATGTAATCTCACATTTCCAGTGGTCTGACCTTGAATGGCAGGGATCTAAAAAGTATAAGCTGGAGAATCATGAACAACTGACCATTGCTCACGATCAAGAGTGTGCTTTGGAGGCCGTCTATGGCCTCTCTAAGCCTTCATTAACTATTAGGTAAGGGGTATATACCATGTACTACACAAAAGGCTCCGTTGTAGGTTACTCAGGTGAGGGTAAATTCCTACATAAAGTGATAACCATTAAGTTTGAATGCTTGATGGCTGACCATGACTTAGAAAAGTTACTGGAACCCATCAGAGAGCAGTTCAATGAATTAGGTGATAAGTTAGACTTTAAGATGACTCTACAAAGTGAGGATATTTAACCATGCTCTCAGATATAGACTTAAAAGACTGGATTGAACAACCCTCAATTCCACTCTACGATGTACCACGTGAGACACCAGTTAAGACACCCAATGGGATGCTATTGTGGTTTAGTCACATTGACGGGATGTATAGCCTGAGCTATGATGCCAATGGAAGCCCAGTGCACATGCAGGCATGGGTGAAGGTTAATCCATTTAAAAGGAAAGCAAATGATAATGAATGAATACTGCTATCAAGTAAGCCCGACAAGGACTGAATGGGTCTATGCTTCCAATGAAGACGAGGCTGAAAGCATGGTCTATGAGCAGCTAGGCTATGACCCTGAGGAAATGGACTTGATTGAAGTGAGGGAGGACGTATGAAATGTCTCTGTTGTGATAGGATTCTAACGGATTACGAATCAACACGTAAACACGCAGTGACTGGAAGCTTCATTGATCTATGTCAGCAGTGCTTTAAAGCTGTACAGGCTGACTCTCACCTGCCTACAAAGGATAGGAAGGACTTAATATCCTCAGACGATATTGATGACAGTGCTGAGGATGAAAGTGATGACTGTCACGTTAGCGACACCAACAGTGAAGGAGACCATTGACAATCTGTACTAAGTGTGCTACCCTTACTTTAAAGATACTACAAAGTATCTAGGATGATTCATAGAAGTTAAATACACTATATAAGTATTATTTAAGTAATATACTTATAAAGACTTTAAAGTGTGAAAGTTGGACTATAAACCCATTGAAAGGATAATTTTATGTCTATCGAACTGTTTGATGAGAATGATGATATTGACATGGACTTGGTACAGTATGAATGCTGGTATTGGTCTGTCATTGATAGCATGGCTGAATTAGTCATGAACAATGGTCGTGATAAGGTAATGTCTCATGTATCTGAGGCTGTCTTGAATAAGGTTCACAGTGGTTACGTTGTAGCCAAAGAGAACGATGAACACCCTCTGCTATGGTAATGGCTTTGTTTGTCTTAATTGTAGCTTTAATTAAACTTGTATTGAGTAAATGAACATGACTATTGACGATAACAAACCTTGGCCTTTCCCATCACACTTTGGTGATGCCCATGAGGATGATGACAAGTTAAAGGCTGATTGTCTAGCCCTATTACAGGATTTCACTGCCTTCCAGCTTAGGGGTGAAATCTACTATGGCTACCTCGATGTGAGAGCATTGAAGGTCATTGAAGAACTACGTAAGGACATAGCTACAAATGAAACTCAACCTAGTACGTAAGCCTAACCCACCTTCAAAGTTCATTAGGCACATAGCCTGTGAACACTGTGGTAGCTCCGATGCTTGTTCTCTGTACGATGACAACCATACACACTGTTTTGCCTGTGGTAAGACAGAACATGAAACTGATGCTTGTGAGTTATCAGTTATGCAAGATGCAGTAGCACCGAGAAAGCAAACAATGCTAGAGATTAAAGGTCAGATTAAATCAATACCTGATAGAGGTATTACCCTTCAAACCTGTGAGAAATATGGAGTAACACAAGATAATGGACAGCACTTTTATCCTTACACTGACGATACCGGAGGAGTTGTTGCCGCAAAACTTAGAAGAGTGGCAGACAAAACTTTCAGTATTCTTGGAACATTCACGAATGCTAGGCTTTTCGGTCAACAGCTCTTTCACGCTGGCGGCAAGGCCGTCACCATCACTGAGGGAGAACTTGATGCTCTAGCAGCTTTTCAGATGAATGGTAGCCTCTACCCTGTGGTGTCAGTCAGAAACGGTGCACAGGCCGCTTTAAAGGACTGCAAGGCACAGTATGAGTGGCTTAACTCCTTCGATAGCATTGTCATCTGCTTTGATGCTGATGAGCCGGGTAAGAAGGCTTCTAAGGAAGTAGCTGAACTGTTCGGTAACAAGGCTAAGATTGTGAAGCACCTGAGTGGCTACAAAGATGCCTGTGACTATCTGATTGCTGGTGCTACCAAAGAGTTTGTGAATGAGTGGTGGAGAGCTGAGGTGTACATCCCAGATGGCATCATCAATGCTGCATCACTGTGGGAGGAAGTCATTAAACCTGAGGCTAAGGCTGAGGCTATGTATCCTTGGAAGGGCTTAAATAAGCTCCTCTATGGTATGCGTCCATCGGAGTTAATCACAGTCACAGCAGGTTCAGGCTTAGGTAAGAGTCAATTCCTGCGAGAGATATTGTTCAATATACTGAACACTACTAAGTGGAATGTTGGAGGATTATTCCTTGAAGAGTCCACTCGTAAGACAGCTAGAAGTATCATGAGCTTATACGCTAACAAGCTATTGCACTTACCTGACACACCTACCACTGAGAAGGAACTTAAAGATGCTTTCGATGCAACACTTGGCACTAATCGTGTTTATCTCTTTGACCATTTCGGTAGCAGTGACGTTGACAACATTGCCAACAGAATCCGATACATGGCTAAAGCTTGCGATTGCAGGGTTATCTTTCTTGACCATATCAGTATTGTTATATCTGGTCAAGACAATGGAGATGAGCGTAAGGCTATTGATAACATGATGACGAAGCTTCGTACACTGGTGCAGGAGCTGGAGATTACCTTGATCTGTGTCAGCCACCTTCGTAGACTGCAAGGGAACCAAGGCCACGAAGATGGTGGCAGTGTGTCATTGTCTCAGCTCAGAGGCTCAGGTGCTATTGCTCAACTGAGTGATGCTGTGATTACATTGGAGCGTAACAGCATGGCAACAGATGACAATGAGAGACATCAGACTAAAGTAGCTGTGGCTAAGAATCGTTACAATGGTTATACAGGCCCAGCTTGTGTGCTGAAGTACGACATGGATACTGGACGCATGGTGGAGATGCAGGAGGAGACATTATGAGTGCATGGTTAATCGCTGCTGTAGGTGTTGTCTATGCTGTAGTGGCTATAGACTTGATCGTCAAAGGGAATACTGGTCTGGGTATAGCCTTTGTAGGTTACGCACTGGGTAACGTGGGTCTGTACATGGAGGCTGCAAAATGACACAAGATGAAATTATTAGCAAAGCAAAACAAGATGATGAAATTGAGTTAATAGACTTTATAAAGTTGGCTATCTTGCAAGAGCGTAAGATATGTGCTGAGATTGCTGAGTGGTGTATTGAAAATCATCTTGAACACCACATACCTGAGCGTATTAGAGCAAGGGGGATGAAGCAATGACTAAAGAAGCATTGAAGTTGGCATTGGAGGCGTTGGAAGCTGACCCTGCTGAAATGGTCGAAGATGAAAATGGGCACATGGTTTTTCGAAGAATCCAAGCCATCATCACCCTGCGAGAAGCCTTAGCCAACGAAGCCCTCGACAAGATGGCAGAGAACGCCAGAGAGTTAGGGCTGGACTATGAGCCAGAGCAACCAAAGGTAAGAACAGGAAATTGTTTGCGGGTAGGCGTGTGCGCTTCAGAAGGACACAAGATTCAACCACAGCGCACATGGGTTGATGCCACTACGTGGCGGGGGCTGACAGATGAGGAGATTGAATATGCGTTTAAAACAAATTCAGTCATGGTTGACAACGGCAATGCCTATATGGTCGCAGGATTACGAGCAGTCAATATTGCCCAAGCCATTGAAGCCAAACTCAAGGAGAAGAACACATGACTAAAGGAACCATTAAAGACGTATGGGCTGTGCATGAGAAACGTAAGGAACGTATCAGGCTCAAGCAGCGTGAGTGGGTTCAACGTAATCGTGACAAGGTTAATGCTTACAAAGCAGCCACAAAAGAACGTAAGAGAGCTGTCATGTCGATGAATGTCAATAATGTAGTCAGGTCACGTTATAGGACTGACTTCAGAAATACAGTGTATCATTGCCCTGAACTAACTTATCGAGGTAAGGTAACATGATTGACGTAGACACAATAGCTGGTAGAATGTTGGACTTGGAGACTAAGTACTATGAAATGCAGGACAAGTATCAGTTACTCATTCACCACTATGAAGACTTGAAAGCAGAATATGAAGCGTATCGTATTGGACATAGAGACAACCTTAGATCACAACACGATTTGGATGGTGGTAACTAAGGACATTGACAGTGGAGAAGTGAACGTATGGAAAGCAGCAGACAGCCTCGTGGAGTATTTAAAGGACGTTACATTGATAGTAGCCCACAACGGGATAAGCTTCGATTTCTCGATACTCAACAGGCTCTGGAGTACGAAGATTCGCTTGAACCAAGTGTTCGATACACTGATAGCCTCAAGACTGCTAGATCCCTCAGTAGAGAACGGTCACAGCTTAGACGCATGGGGCAACAGGATGGGGACAGTTAAGAAGGTTGACTACAAAAGGATATGGGAATGGTTAATGGAACGACGAGAGGAATACAAGGGTGAGTGCTTTAACAGTCCTCATATGTCTCTTCTGGAGTATTATTGCATTAGGGACGTTGAGGTCACTTGTAATCTTTATACTCATCTTAATGATGAACTCAATAAGAAAGACTTTTCACAAGAAAGCCTTACTCTTGAGCATAAGGTAGCATCTATCATTGCTGAACAGGAACGTCATGGATTCAAACTCGATCAGGTCTATGCCACTTGCTTACTTGCTGACATCAAGGGAAAGATGGCTGGAATCTATGAGCAGATGCAAGAGAGATGGCCTCCAACGGTTACACCAAGGTTCCACAAGACAAGTGGAAAGCCCATCAAAGACTGCATTGATACTTTCAATCCCGGAAGTAGAAAGCAGATCGGAGAGAAGCTGATGGAGCTAGGATGGAAGCCTAAGGTGTTCACTGA